CGTAATGATAAAATATCGTCTTTGATCTTATTCATGCTGTCACCTCCTTTATTTTGTTGTTTAACAATGCCTCATTATATCCAATAACGAAACCAAACATTTCATCCTTGCTGTTGAACCTTTTAAGGTCGTAACCTCCATACCCCATTGTTATGGAATGCGCATGGAACTGAATACCCTCCGCGTGTGCTTTAGCTTTAGTTGCTATGTGATCAAAACCAAAAGCTTTAACGTTCTTTTCGAATAACTGACACTGAAAAGCATAGTAATATTTCTCAGCTCTACGCATAGGGAAACAAATTAAACGTTTGGCAGTTTGATAGTCTTTTTCTCGTTGTTCTAGAAAGTCTTGCATTTTAATATCCTCGTTTGTTGTTTATGGGTCTCACTACGCCCGAAGGCGTTTCGACTAATCCCCATTAGTCTCATCAGGTGAGTTATTAGCCAAAAGCATATTCATAGTTATTGTCATCCCTTTTGTAAATGCCTGTCTCAAACTCAAGCATCAATTTTTGCGAATACCCTATAGCGTTTGAATTACTAGCGAATATTTTAGATAAACAAGCAAAACCACCATCTTTTTTGAGAGAATTGTAATATGCGTCATAGTAGGCACGTTTTGCCTTCGCTCGACAGGTAAATTCTACGCCACTTGTAGATGGATCTTGGTCGCTTGTTTGTAATATGTAAATAGTTTTCATGTGTTGCTCCTTTGTTGTGTGTAAATATATTAGTTGGTCGTTTGCCATGTGTCAACACTGAATACTAAATTAATTCGAATTAACTTATAAATAAGGCGAAGAACAGGTATTTAATGCTATAATTGGTTAAATATTGACCAAATTGGTTAAAAAATGATCAATTAGATCAAGGGCGTAGGAATAAACTATAGGAGAGTATAAGACATGGCAAGACCTAAAGGAGCGCTGGGAAAGAACAAGGCCTTTTTGCTTAACAGACTCAAAGCAATGTACGGGAAAGACTTCGACCCAGTGATGAAGATGGCACAACAAGCCGTGATACTGGATGAGCTAGCCCAGAATGAACCATCAGTTACCAATCAGAAAGAGTCAATTGTCGCATGGGGAAGGATAGCGGAGTTTGTCACGCCTAAACTAAAAGCTACAGAAGTCAGCACGCCAGATGAAGGACTCGTTATCTCAGTCAATCGCAAAAGATACGATGGCGGCAATAATGACAATGCGCAATGATAAAAGGACCCCCCATCCCCAAAAGTGGCGCGATGTGATGTATATATGTCCCCCGCAAAAAAAAATTAGATGACTATAATAAAGCTTAGACCAGATGCAGAAGACCTCATACAAGCGCATATAAAGCGTTCTAAGGACTTTCTTTTAATAAGTATAGGTGAGGTAGGGGTAGAAGTAGGAAGTACGCTTACAAGTGAACAGGAGCTGTTTTATTTAGAGTTAGCAAAGTCATTAATAATAAAGGATTGGTTAGCTGATGATTGATTTAAATACAGATGAGCCTATTACGGATTCTGATTACGAATTAATAGAAGCATTTTGTACAGCGTTAATAGATAAAGATCATTATGCAATGAAAGAAGTTTTATATATACTGCATGAAAAGATGTCTGGTGAGTGTGTTTGTTTAGAAGAAGAGTGTATATGTGGGAGTTGGTAAATGGGCAAAAAAGGTCCTAATTTAGTTCATAAGTTAGACAAAGAAACAAGAGATAGACACTTTCCTGAATACAATGGTGGCAAGGGTAGTCACCCTAGAAAGTCTACATCCAGTAGTAGAGAAGTATTCAAATCTAATTACGATAAAATAAACTGGTCACGATGAGAATCGAATATAACTTGATGCCACAGGGTCAAGTCCTTCAAGATTTTAATGATTGCCGTGCAAGAAACTCATTTATTATGGGTCCATTAGGTTCAGGTAAAACGGTTCAATGTATATTAAAACTGTTTGACTTAATGTGCGAACAAGAACCTGTCAAAGATAAAAAACATAAAAACTATAATGTTCGTTTATCAAGGGTTATTGCGGCTCGTAACACCTATTCTGAATTGTTTTCTACTACGATTAAAGATTGGTTAGAAATACATGGGGAGTTAGGTGACTTTAAACAAGGTAATAAAGAGCCTCCTACACACTTTATACGATTTAAATTAGATGATGGAACCTCTGTCCACTGTGACGTTATTTTTATTGCGTTCGACCGTCCTGAACACGTTAAAAAAGCTAGAGGTATACAGACTACATGGGTGTGGTTAAACGAAACTAAAGAGCATTCTAAGGCTGTTTTAGATATGCTAGACCTTAGACATGGTAGATATCCTTCTAACAAGGAGGGTGCGCGTCCTACACATCATGGAATCATAGGAGATAGTAACGCTCCTGATGAAGATCATTGGTATTTTAAGCTAGCTGAGATAGAAAGACCTGATGATTGGTCATTTTTCAGACAATCTGGTGGAGTTTTAAAAGATGGTGAGAATTGGATTATTAATGAAAAAGCTGAAAACCTTGATAACCTTCCTAAAGGGTATTATGCAAGAGGACTACAAGGGAAAACAGACGATTGGATTAAAGTAAACCTAGCAAATGAATACGGATTTGTTTCTAATGGTAAACCTGTTCACCCGATGTATACGGATTCAGTTCACTGCCAGCATTTAAACTTTAAACCTACCATTGATTACCCTATTATTTTGGGTTTTGATTTTGGTCGTACTCCTGCTTGTGCGTTTATACAAAGAACATCTATAGGACGTTGGATATGTTTTGATGAAATGGTGTTAACAGACTCTGGTGCTGTTGATTTTGCCCCTACATTAAAACGATACATTGAAGAAACATACCCTGAACACGAATTTAAAGGATGGGGCGATCCTTCTGGTAACAATAAAAACCAATCTAACTCTGAAACACCTTTCCAAATAATGCGAGCCGCAGGGATTCCGTGTCAACCTACACAAAGTAATGACCCTTTGAAACGTAGGGCCGCATTAGAAGTCCCTATGAAAGAAATGTGCATGGATGGTAAGCCTAGATTTACTGTCCTACCTAAAGCTTCTATGATTCGTAAAGGATTACAAGGTGGATTCTGTTATAGAAGAGTACAAGCTAGTGGTGAAAGATACACTGATGAACCCGATAAGAATGAATACTCTCACCCTGTTGAAGCCTTAGAGTACGCATTACAGGGAGAAGGTGAAGGTAGACAAGCACTACGGGTATCACAAAACTTTTCTAAACCTGTAACAGCAAAAGTTAATTTTAATGTCTTCTGATGTCTATGTTCTCTTTGAAGACGATCAAACTAACTGGTGGAGTCGTTATTTAAAGAAAGATATAAGACATTGCTACGTTGTTAAACCTTCTGGACAAGGTTTTTTGGTGTTCGCTAAAAATCGCAGTGGATTTGATTTATTCACAACGACTGACGAAAAGAGTATAATCGGCAGTAAGTGTATTTTAAAAATTAAACCAAAACAAAATCAACATTCTTTATTTATGTTGAATACTTGTGTTGGACATACTAAGCAGATATTGGGAATTCGCAACCCATTTATCTTAACGCCATACCAACTGTTAAAATATTTGGAGAAACATCATGGGATTTCTAAAACGACCTAAAGCACCAGAGCCTACTGCACAGGAGTTAGCCGCAGAACAGCGAACTTCGCGTATGTTAGACGAAGAAATAGAAGAAAGTGAAAAAAGATTAAAGGCCGCGGCAAGAAGTAAGCTAGGTGCATCTTCTTTACTAGCTCAAGCAACTAAAGCTTCTGGTGGTGGTGCAAGACGTAGCATGATGGGAGCAGGGTCTACTGGCAGTGGTAGTATGATTGGAGGATCTTCTAGACGTACTGCCGCAAACACAGGTGTTACAGTAAAGAGATATGCTAAATGAAATTACCAGCAGAGTTAGGTTCTTTAACAGACCTTAAAAGGCGTGAATCAAAAGCATTTGAAAGAGCAACATATTGGAGTGATCAACTTGATGATGCTTATGAATACTTTCTTCCTAATAGAAACTTGTTTGAGGACTCTCGTGCTGGTCAAAAGAAGATGGATAAAATCTTCGACTCTACTGCGTTAGAAGCTATCCAACAAGGCGCTAGTAAATTACAAGAAAACATTGCACCTATATGGTCGCGTTGGGCTACATTAGAGCCGTCTAATCAAGTTAAATTATTGTTAAAAAATGGTCAATACAACGTATCAGAAGAAGATATAAGATCTAATTTAGAAGAGCAATCTGATATTATTTTTGATTACATTAATCGATCTAACTTTGCTACACAGTTCTATGAGCACGCTCTTGACCTTTTGATAGGAACAGGGACTTTAAGAATAGACGAAGACCTTGATAACAATATGCCTATTATATTTACTGCTATTCCACAAAAAGGTATTGCTTTTGAAGAAGGTCCGTATGGTAATGTAGAGACACATTGGCGTAGATTTAAAGTAAAAGTTCGTGATCTATCTAGAAAGTGGAAAGGATTTAAACCATCACAAGAAATTGCAGAAAAAATTAAAAGTCATCCAGAAGCAGAAGTAGATGTAAGTGAAGGAGTTGTTTATCTGCCTAAAGCTAAGACTTATTACGGTTGCTTATGGGTAGGAAAAGAAGATCGTATTAGTTGGATGGAAGACTTTGGCGCATCTAGCCCTTGGGTTACTGGTCGTTACTCTAAAGTAGCTGGTGAAATACGTGGTCGTGGCCCAGCATTACAAGCACTGCCTGATGTTAAATCTTTAAATAAAGCAAAAGAATTCTCATTACAGAAAGCCGCTATAGACCTTGCAGGAATGTATACGGCTACTGATGATGGTGTAACTAATCCATACAATATAAGCATAAGTCCAGGGGTTGTTATTCCAGTAGGTTCTAATAACTCGTCTAATCCTTCTATTCGTCGATTAGATACAGGAGCTAACTTGCAATTACCGCAATTTGTTATCAATGATATGCAAATGGCTATAAAAAGATCTTTGTTTAACGACCTTAGAGACCCTAGCGGTGCTGTTCGATCTGCTACAGAAGTAGCTATTGAGTCTAGAGAACTGGCTAAAAGAATAGGGTCTGCATTTGGACGTTTGCAAACAGAAGTACTTATTCCTATAATAAAGCGCGTAGCATCTATATTAACACGTAGAGGATTATTACAGCCTTTACAGTTAGATGGTCGAGATATAGAAATTAAATTTACCTCACCATTAGCTCGTGCACAAGATAGTGAAGACATTCTAAATGTGCAACAAGCTGTACAGTTTGTATTGCAAAATGCTGGTCCTGATCAAGCTAAAATAGGATTTAAGTTAGAAGACTTTGGAACATGGGTAGCAGAAAAAGCTGGTATGCCTGCTGAGTTAGTAAGAAGTCCTATGGAAAAACAGCAAATAATACAAGCTGGAGCGCAAGTAGCACAGCAAGGCATGGATACTGGTGAACCACCAATGCAAGGACAAACTCAAGTATGACTTGGGACAAAATTCAACAAGTTCAATTAGATGTAGAAACAGCAACAAAAGACAACGCAAAAAATAGAGAGAAAGTAGCTAATCTTGCGAAAGCATATCATCGGTGTTTTAATGATGAGGATGGAAAACGAGTATTAGCTGATTTGACTTCTAGATTTGTCTACAACAATGATACTTCTTTTTCCTCTACAAACGTTAATTACGAGTCTGCTTATCATAATGGTGAGGCAGGAGTAGTTAAGTTTCTTATAAATCAAATTCAACAAGCTGAAATTTTATAAATAAATGGTAACGATTATGGAACAACAGGCCGCAGAAAGCGATACCCTGCTAGATGAATCAAGTCCAGAAGTAGCAGAAGGTGAATATTTTTTAACAGAAGATGTAAAAGGAACAGGAGAAACCCCAGAGTGGTTTAATTCTAATAAGTATAAATCGGTAGCTGATCAAGCTAAAGGATATGCTGAGTTAGAAAAAAAGTTTGGTGGTTTCAAAGGCACACCTAAAGATGGTTATATGCATCCTGAAGGTGTAGACAATGATGATGCGTTATTACAAGAGTTGATAACTTTTGCAGATGATACCAATATGTCGCAAGAAGCATTTGGACGCGCATGGGATTTGTTATCTGCACAAGATGATGCCGTACAAGAAGTAAACCAAGAAGCAGAAGTAGCTAAGTTAGGTGATAACGCGCAAGAACGTATTAACAATGTTGAAGGGTTTATGAAAAATAACCTTGATGCAGAAACTTACGAAAAAGCAAAAGACTTAGTTACAACAGCAGAAAGTATAGAACTTATTGAAATGTTAGTAGGAGCAACTGCACCTGTTAAACTACCTACTGAAAACGATGTAGCACCTACTGGATTGTCGTGGGAAGCTATTGAAGCTGAAATGTTTAAGAAAGATGATTATGGCAATTTACTGCGTAGCACTAACATTGAGCATGAGCGTAAAATACAAAAGCTTATGCAAGCCTGGGGTGAAGCACAGTAAACATTGATTGATATACCATAAAAGGTGTATAATCCAAAAACTGGATACCTATCTCTATAGCCCAGTAAATTTAGGTTGAATGCTGACCAATTTACTGGGTACTCAGCTAAAACCTTGAAAAACTTTTTAAATTACTCTTTTTCGAGGAAATTATTATGAGTAAAACACTATCGTCCGTAGCAGTCATTGAGTTTGACTCTATGGTAAAACACGCCTATCAAGGCATGGGGCTAATGAAGCCTGCTGTTACTATTCGTAACAATGTAGTTGGTGACACTTACAAGTTCCGTCGCATGGGCAAAGGTCTTGCTAACCAGAAGTCTACTTCTGATTTAGTAACTCCAATGGACGTAGCGCACGAATTTAAGGTTGCTACACTTTCTAACTGGAACGCTCCAGAATACACTGACATCTTCGATCAACAAGACGTTAACTTTGACGAGAAGCAAGAACTAGCAAGCACTATCGCTGGTGCTCTTGGCCGTCGTTGTGACCAACTTGTTATTGATGCTATGAACTCTTCTAATCCTGATGCGGCTGACATTGCTCACGGTAACGCGGCTCTAAGCATGAACAAGGTTATTGAAGCTCAAGTTGCATTGCGTAAGAACGGTGTACAAAATGCTAACCTATACGCGGCAGTTAACTCTGCTGGTCTTGGTGGACTTCTTAAAGATGAGAAAGCAACTAACGCTGATTACCAGACTATTAAAGCTTTGGTAACTGGTGATGTAAACAGCCTAGCTGGATTTACTTTCATTATTCTTGAAGATCGTTCTGAAGGTGGTTTGACTGTAGCTGGAAACACTGTTGACTCTTGGTTCTTCCAGAAAGATGCTGTTGGACTTGCTGTTGGCATCGACATGAAAACATCAATCGACTATGTACCAGAGCGCACTTCATTCTTGTGCAACGGTATGCTCAAGGCTGGATCTGTTGTCCGTGACAACGGTGGTCTAGTTAAAGTCGAATACAAAGATAACGTATAAGGAGAACTATCATGGCTTTTGCACGATCTGGTTTATCTAGAATTGGTGGTTCAGGAAACTCTCGCCCATTGTGGGTGTATGCGTCTACTGATGCTCCTGCAACTGTAACAGGCTCTAACTATATGCTTTCAGCTATCAGTGAACTTCATCTTGGTGATGTTGTTCTAGTTGTTGATACTGACGGTGTTGCAGTAACTGCTACTTTTGTAAAAACAAACAATGGAACTACTTCTATTGATTTGGCTTCTGGCACTGCTCTTGGTGATGCCTAACTGATTGGGGGCTTCGGCCCCCTTTCTATCTACATAAAGGTCTATTATGGCAAGTAAAATCAATTTAATTTCTAATGCTTTAATTTTAATTGGTGATTTGCCTATTACATCGTTAACTGGCAACACTCGCGCACAAACTGTTGCTAACAATCTATATGACAACATTGTCCACAATGAGCTTACAAAGTATCGTTGGGGATTTGCACGTAAAAAAGCACAGCTATCTAAAATTAATGAAACCCCAGTAGGCACTGAATACGATGTTATGTATCAACTGCCATCTGACCTATTAGTGTTTATTAAAATGAACCCTAGCATTAATTATCAAATTCTTGGTGATCGCGCTTACTGTAACTATGACGGAAATTTATTCTGCGATTACATTTACACCGTATCTGAAGCTACATGGCCTGCTTATTTTTCTAAAATGGTTGAGTACGCATTAGCTAAAGACTTCGCTATGTCTATTAGAGATAGTGCTTCTACCAAACAATTGATGAATGAAGAATATATTAACGCATCTAACATGGCGCGCTACACTGATTCTCAACAACATCCTATCACTCCGCTTACCAGTAGGCCGTTTGTTGATGTGAGGTTCTAATGGCTAGAAGTCACTTTTTGCAAAATAGTTTTGTAAGTGGTGAGTTATCGCCAATCGTAAAAGGTCGAACAGATCTTGATCAATACTACCAAGGCTTACAAACTGCTACTAATGTTGTTACTGTCCCACAAGGAGGAGTAAAGCGTAGAGCAGGGTTTAAGTTTGTAACAACTCCAGCACCAGTGGTAGCTAAGTATTCTGCTCCTACAGCTACTATGCCTAGCGGTGGTACTGCGGCTAATCTTAATGATGATGACCTTACAACTTTTGGTACTACTACAGGAGGAATAGGAACTACTAATCCTTTTGTTGTTGCCTCTTATCAATTTACCAGCCAGCAGACTATTGCCTACATAGATTTAATCAACATTAAGTTAACTACTGCTGATGCTACTAGCGATGAGTTTGTTATCCAATATCAACAAACTGGTGGTGCATGGATTACGGTTGCTAATGTTCCTACGTTAACTGATTTCGAACAAACACTTAGAGTTACGATTTTAAACAATGGTGTGCCTACGCCTTTCTTAGACCAAGATTGGAGATTAGCTAGAGTTGGTACTACAGATTTAGGTTCGTGCAATGTTTCGCTAGCAGAGATGCATTTCTACAATGTAACTGGCGCGTTTTCTAGTTCTTTAAAAATGCACAAATTTGAAATAAGCATTAACAGTAGTTATTTGCTTTTATTCACTAATAACAATTTAAGAATATATCAAGTTGCAAATGACATACCTACATTCAAACAAGATGTAGCGACAGACATAGGAACTAATTTTCCTAGCCGTGTAGCAAGTAATGAAAACGTATTACTTATGTTTAACGAAAATGTTCCTGTTAAACGATTAATATACAACCTTAACGGCAACAATATATTTAAATTTGATGATGCGCCATTTTTAAATGTGCCACAGTTTGATTTTAATGATGCTTCTAGTCCTGTTCCTATTAGCTATGTAACAACAATGACATTAGCGCATTTTACTAAAGGAGATAGGTTTCAAGTTGATATTGAATCTGTTATTAGTAAAAACATAACATATACAGGTAATACGACATCAACAGCATTTAACATACAAAAAAACTTACAAGAAATGCCTATATTTGGTGATACAGGTGTTGCAGTTTCTGGTTCTAACGATGTATTTACAATTACTGTTTCAGGTGAGTCTACTAAATCTTTTCAAGTGTGGACAGGGTTTGCTACTTCTGATCTTGCAGGAAACAACAATGAAATAACATTTGCAATTACAACGCAAGGAAGCCCTCGTAAAGAAGATGTATGGAGTGCTACTAGAGGCTATCCTAAAAACGGTGTATTTGCTGGTGGTCGATTATGGTTTGGTGGTACAAGAGACAAACCTCAAAGT